GAGGCGTTCAATCGCCTCGCCCTGGCGGCGCCAGGAGGTAGCAAGCCCTGTGAGGCCCCTGCCTACAGAGCGAGTGTGGTCATCCATCTGTCTGCGGTAGGTACGGAGTTGATTCCTCAGGCCGGCGAGTTGATCTCTCTGTGCATCCATCTGGCTGCGGAGGTCTGCGAGCCTGGCAGCACGAGATTCCATGAGAGTGCGACGGATGTCGTCCCGCATCTGCTGATGGGCACGGCGATTGGCACGAGCCTCATCACGGGCTGCCTTCTCCGCGGCCAGGCGGCGGTCTCGGAGGAACCGCATGTATGCCTGCTGGTAGCGCTCCTGCCTTCTAAGCTCCTCTGCTTGAGCCTGACGTTCAGCCCTCTCACGGTCACGAATGAGCTTGAGCCGTTCCTTCTCGGCAGCCTGCCAAGCCTTGGCCTTGGTCTTCTCTGCCTTCTCCTCTTCCCTGACAGTGTTCTGAATGGCTTTACGGGTAGCAGCAGAAGTCTGTTCCAAGAGCTTCTGCTTCTTCTTCTCCAGCTCCGCGGCTTCTTTGAACCGCTTGCCGGCAGCCTTCCCATATTCCTTGGTGATCTCCTGCTCAATCCTCTTCAGGACCTTCCGGGAGTCCATTGCGGACTTCTGTATTTCCTTCTGAGCCTTCTCAGCAGCAGCCTTGGCCTTCCTGGGAACGGTGGCCACCTGCTCGGTAAGGCCGTTGACAAACGTCTTGCCAGCAGCCTTACCGGTGGCACCCATCTGCTTCTCAAGCTGAGCACGAGTCTCCTTGAGCTGCTTCTGATTCAGCTTCGGGAAGACATCGATGTACCCAGATCCGACCTTTATAGGCCCCCTGCCTGATCCTGTCACTGCCATGGGGCCTCCTAAAGGCTATTCATGCTGCTGAAGAAGGCAGCTACTTCCTGTCCAGATGCAAAATCCTCGGGTTTGGGTTTAGGCGGTTCAACTTCCTCAGGTTGCCCAGGACGCCGAATAGGAGTGGGCAAAGGCATCTCTTCACTGTCCTCACCAGAATTGGCTTGGATGAAGAGATAGTTGGCCAGCTCCTGGCCATCGGACAAACGAGCAAGCATATATGTGTCTGGACCCCACTCAGTGATCTCATCAATGGCCATGAGAAGAGTGGACCTTCCCGGCTTCCTCATCAGGGATTTCACACAGACATATATCTTGTGTAGTGACAACCGCCCATGCTTGAAATCCTCCAAGTCCAGGTTGAAGAACTCCTGAAGGTCTGCCTCCAGCTCGTCCCTGTATTCCTGAAGGGCATGGACGGTTAGTGTCAGTTTCCCGCATCAGCGTACCCACACGCGTTGAGGACGAGTTCGGAGAAATCACCAAACTGCCGGATGGTGGGCTTGGTCTTCCGGAACTCAACCCACTGGTCATCACCAAGAATCGCCTGAATGATCTCAAACTCAGTCTCGGCAAGACCGACCTCCATAGGAATATCCAGCGGATCGGCCGGCACCGTGTAGGTGTGCCCCTTGTACTCAAAAGTATTGGTCTTCGGCTCTGTCTGCTCAGCCTCCTTCACCGGAGGGGTAGCAGCCTTCGGAGCAGTCGTCTTTCGTGCAGTGGTAGTCATAGAAATCTCCTGGTGTATGTGAGAGGTAATGCCGGGGTTTTAGACCTCCCGGCAGGGTCTCTTAATTCAACTTTGGGATCACGGGGTGTCGCTCATGTCCTCCGTGGTGTAGACAGAGCCAAGCTTGCCTGCGGAATCCATGGCATCAATGGTCAACTCAAACTGCTGACTCTGGGTCCGCTGAAGGGTGATAGCCCCTCGCTCAGCGACCATGGACCGCTCCATAACAACCCGCCACAGGTTGTCATTGTGGTTCCAGTCCACGACTACAGCAAACTCCTTCAGCTCAGGCACGCTGGAAAGGTCAAGCTTGTACGTACCAGTCGGGGTAGGAGTACCACCAACGTCCTCCATGACCTCAGACCACGTGGCTCCGAAGAAGGTCTCCGTGACGAGCTTGGAGGCCTCCAGAAGGGTGGCCTGCATCTGGAAAGCAGCAGAATCAACGTTGTAAAGAACGGGAGCTGCCGACTGCCAGGCCGGCAGAGGCGTGGTTGTGATGGTAGGAGTCATAGTGACTCCGTTCTCAGATACATACCCCATGGCCTTGAAGCCCTCTGGGGCAGTAACCCCATCACCAACCTCAGCAGGGATAACCAGTGCGCCCCCAACAGGGGCAATGTAGATCATTCCATCCGGTGCGAACCGGATCTTCTTAGCGTCTCCAGAAGGCATAAGCCCACCTCAGTTTTCTATGTAGAACAGGGAGACCTCTCCGCTGTATACGTGTTCTCTTGATGACGAATCAGGTTCGTAATCAGGCATACTGATTTCTAGGGTGTCCAGGTAATAGAGGTCCCCTGAAACGGTGTCAGGAGCATTCTCAAGGAAATGCTGCCTGACGAGAAAAGCAAGGTCCGCGGCCTTCTCCCTGTCCAGGTCGTAGACCTCGTAGACCACGTCTATCCGGTCCATGCAATCCCGGACCATACGGAAGCCACCATTGGGCTCCACATAGACCGTTGTGGAGCCAACCTCACGGGAGTTCATATCTCCCGTGACAGAGCCAGGAGGAAGGTCTGACTGGCCTCGGAGGAACTGAATGATGGACTTCATAGGATCAGTACTCATTCGATCCTCGCCTTCATCAGGGCCTCCTTGAGGTACTTCCTGCCGGGATGCCTTCGGCCTCCGCGGTCGGTCCAGCCTCGTTCTTGGAGAAGCGCATGGCGAACACGATCATTGAGTTCAATGGTGACGTTGCCATAATGGCCTCGTTCATCCCGCTCAACGAAGGCTGAAATGTTCTTCCGAATTTGGTTCCAGTTGGTCTTGGTAGTCCTGGACCGCGGAGACTTGGCAACTGCATTGATCCGGATTTTCNCANGNNGTCTCANCCACCAAGGCACCAGCCTCCAGGGTGGAGAACATCTTGTGTTCCCACCCCTTGTTCATGACTAGCTTGAACTCTCCCTCTTTCATCCGTTCTTCGCCCTCCAAATCACTAGGTGTGTATGGCGGGTAGAACCATAGGGCCAGAGATCAGGAGGACCATCAATCTCGTACCAAAGCCCACGCCACAAGACCTTGTGTTGGTCGTCTATAAGTTCTGTGTATGGCAAATAGACATCAAGCCGTTCCTGAGCCAGATCCCTTTCAGGGGATCTCATCTCAAAGTTCTTGGAGGGCTGGACACTGGCACGAGAAAGAAGGACCAGGATCGGATGATCCCAGTCCCTCTTAACCGTGTAGGTTCCCTCAATCTCATCTGCCCTGTAGACCTCCACCTGCTCATCCCACTGAGTCATAGGCAGTCACCACGCCTAAGCGTGATGGTGCCGGCTGAAGGCCGGTAACGCCTCAGGGCCTGGCAGGCAGCAGAGGACAGGGACTGAGGAGAAGACGCTGTTGCGTATTCGACCTCTCGCTCCCCTGTCCTCTCCATGGCAAGTCCAGGAGTCTGAGCCATCCATCGGATGACCTCAGCCGCGGTGGCAGTCATAAGGACTGCCGGCGGATTGGTGTATCCCCAAGAGCCAGTGACAGTCACATAGTCGTACTCAGGCCAACAGGTCTCCAGGACGAGACAATCTCCATTAAGTCTCCAGTCCACTACAGGGGTTCCGTCGCTCAATACGACGGAATCCACCGTGAGGAAGGACGTGTACTTGCGGGGGATCTCCAGGAACCAGCCACCCTTTGTGGTGAGCTGGAATGACTCACTCTCGTGACGCTGGAAATCCCGTCCACAATAGTCCTCAATGAGTACTGAGCAGTCATCAATGAACGCCTGGACCCTGACCTCTTCCTCAGGGGTCAGAGGCCACCCGAGGCGCTTTTGAATGTCGTCCACCGTTGCAAATGGCATCAGGTGACCTCCAATCTCAAATCAACTCACGGGGTAACAGCAGCATTGTGAGAAGCAATGAGGGCTTCTGCACCACGAGCAACGACGATCTGCTCAGGGCGAATGACCTTGGCATCGTAGATAACNCGGCTCTTNACAGCCGCNGTGAANGACTTCTCCGGGGAGTANGCCTTCATCTCNGCGTGNGGAATGACCAGAGANGCNGCCTGGGTAGANCCCATCAGNATGTCCACGGTCTTGAATGCCTCGTGCGAGCCGCGAAGCAGCTTGCCCTTGTTGCCGCCGGCACCACCAGCAGCCGGACGGGTGTGGTTGCCGAGCTGGTTCGA